AGTGATTCGGACATCGCTGCCGACCTCGCCCCACTCTCCCGCTCCGAATGCGCACGACGCGGGCTTAGGCATTCGAGCGATGACGACCACGTAGAACTCGAGGTGTCGAGCGGAGCCTGGACGCTGGCAGGCGCGATGCTCCGTGTTGTCCGCGGAAGAGCGGAAAGGCAGGCGGCGGAATGAAAGCAATAAGGGCAATTCGAGCGCGTGTTGCGCTGCTCACATTCAAGATTCAAGCATTTTTCTTGTTGTTCGGCATACCAAGGGAAGCGATCGTTGCGACGTTCTACGCGGTGGCTGTCGGGTTCAACGAGATGGCTCGCATGCAAGTGGACATCCGCCGGAAAGCGATGTGCCGAATGATGCGATCCGCGACGCAGCGATCGATGATTGAGCTCGGGATCATCCAGGAGGAGCTTCCATTTCTTGGAAACCCTGTCGTGCTCGTCATTGAAGTGCGCCGCGGGGTGCCGCCGATTGAGTTCCGTGAGTCAGATTGGGAGCTGATGCGCGCCGCGCTAAAGCGACACGATGAGGCAAAAGGGTGCGCGTCGTGACCCACACGATCGCTGCCCTCATCCACCATCTCGCCTCGTTCGAAGGCACAGGCCACGTCGCTCTGCACGGCTACCCGCATCTCTGCGAGGCCCTCCCGGAGGCGCGACGGCTCGGGCTCATCGAGCACACGGGAGATAGCGAGCTCGACCGCTACCACGCAAAATTGACCGAAACAGGACGACGCGCGGCCCTCGAGGGGCTTTGCGCGATGGAGGAGCAGACATGAGAAGAAATCCACTGATAATGCCGCGCCCGATCGTCAAATGGGCGGGCGGGAAATCGAGCTCCGTGGCTAAGATCCTGGCGTACATGCCAGAGAAGATTTCGACGTACCATGAGCCGTGCTTTGGTGGGGGAGCCGTGTTCTTTGCGCTTGTTCGTGCCGGTAGGTTCAGGCGCGCGGTAATCGGTGACACCAACCGAGAGGTTACAACCACCATGATCGCGGTTCGCGATGAACTACCAGCAGTCATCGAGGCGCTCGCCGAGTTGGGATCGGTGCGAGTAACAGAGGAGCGATACAACGAGATCCGCGAGTTCACGCAGGTCGGATCTGTTGGCGTTGCCGCGCGCTTCATCTTCCTAAACAAGACAGGATTCAACGGACTCTATCGCGTGAACCGTGACGGAGAATTCAACGTTCCGTGGGGAAAACACGAGCACTTTGTGCCTGACCGTGCGAACCTTCACGCCGTGTCTTCGGCGCTTCAAGGTGTCGAAATATCGCGGTCTGGTTACAACGTATCCACCGAAGACGCCGGCAAGGGAGATGTTGTCTACTTCGATCCGCCGTACTTCCCGATTTCGAAGACCGCGAACTTCACCGCGTACACGCGGCGCGGGTTCTCGCTTGCTGACCAGATCCGGCTTGCTTCGACGTTTGCTGAACTGTCGGCGCAGAAGGCAACGGTCCTGGCAAGCAACGCCGACGTGCCGCAGGCGCGCGCTATCTACGGGGCGATCCCTGGTGTCGAGACGGTCGAGCTTTCGTGCCGTCGAAACGTCAACTCGGACGGCTCCAAGAGGGGCCGCGTCGGGGAATTGTTGTTCGTGGCAAACGGAAAGTTGAGAGCCGCGCAAGCGGCGGAATAGGGAGTCGAGAATGCAATACGTCGAAAATGTAGGGATAACGGTAACGAAACCCGAGCTAGCCGCACTGGTTCAGTTCTGCGGCGAGTCCGACAGACTCGCCAACGTGTCGATTCGAATCGGTGACGGGAAGCTAGTGGCTTGGGCCACGGACGGAGGAAACGCAGCCTACCTGCACGGGAAATCGTGGGACGGAAAAGGCAAATCGTCGTCGGTTGAACGCGAGTGGCAGATTGACTCTGGCCTCGCGAAGACGATCGCAAAGTCCATGGGCAAGGACACAGAAGCGATCCTTCACACGAGCAAGAAGCTCGCGCTGGTTGAGGCCGAAATCAAGGCCATTGACGATGGTAAGAGCCTGATGAAGATCGAGCTCGACGGTCACGTGTCGGAGCAACTCGACCTCAAGCTTCCCGACTTTTTCCCCACTCGCCCACCGAGAGACACCGGGGAAGTGCCACGCGAGAACGTATATTTTGCTTGGGGCTCGCTCGACCTACTCAAGCGCGTGTGCAAGTCCGCCGGCACGGGAGCGATCCGGGTGTTCGTCAACTCGAACCCGTCGCACCCGATCTATTGCGAGGTCGCCACACCGCAGCAAATGCAGGACGACTACCAGCCCGAATGGATCTGCGTGCTGATGCCGTCGACCGCGGTGGAACGGGAAGCGCTAGGTGACGCTGAAGACGACGACGCGGAGGACTAGGAGCAATGGCGAACGTCGAGGCGCAGATCCAGAAAGCGATACTCGAGTGCCTGCAAGGCATTGGGTATTGGTGCTGGCGCAACAACTCCGGTAACACGGTTGTCGGAGAAGGCACATCGAGACGGCTGATTCGAATGTCTCCGAAGGGGAGCCCCGATATCGTCGGGGTTCTCCCGGGTGGGCGTTTTTGGGGCCTCGAGGTGAAGGTTCCAGGAAAGAAACAGAACGCCAATCAGATCGAATGGGAGGCGAAGGCGCGCAAGTTTGGAGTCAGGTACGCGGTCGTGGATAGCGTCAGTTCGGCGCTATCTGCGCTTGCGGCGTGGAAGCGGGAGGTAGCAGTGTGACCAAAAAACTCGACACCAAGATCAAGCTCAGTGCTCACCAAGTTCTCGCTGCACTGCGTGATAAAATGTTCGCCGGGGACGCCTGGGCGTGGCTGACGGAGGTTCGCAACGGAACCGGGTACCAGCGGACAACCAGATCGGCGGACGCTCTAGCGGTGTCATGCTGGCCCTCCCGCGGCCTGTTCGCTTCTGGCGTCGAGGTCAAGGTCAGCCGGAGCGACTGGAAACACGAGCTACTGCAGCCGGCGAAGTCTGACGAGGTGCAGCGGTTTTGCAAGTTCTGGTGGATCGCTACGTCGCCTGGGATAGTCCTGCACGAGGAGCTCCCTCCTGCCTGGGGTCTCGTCGAGACCGACGGGAAAACATGCTCGGTAATCAGGGCGGCGCCCGAGCTCGAGCACAGAGAGCCGACTTGGCTGTTCCTTGCGTCCGTGCTCCGGAACGCGTCGAAGACGAACGAGGGCGCACTAGCTCGAGCTCGAGCAGATGGCTACAAATCCGGCTCGGAAAAAGCCGACGCGATCATCGCGGAGCACCAAACGGAGTTCCGCGAACTCCGGAGGATGGAAATGCTCAAGGCGCGCGCCCAGGAACTTGAGGCGCAGATCGAGAGCTTCCGTGAGTTAACGGGGATCCAGGTCGGCGGATGGCACGACCGCGACGCAGCGAAGGCGATCAAGGCCGCGAAGCTCTTACAGGACGCGGATCTGGAGCGGCTCTCGAAGGAGCTGCAACACAACCTAGCGGCGTTGACAGCCGCGAGTGAGGCCGTTGGGGCACTTGCTGACATTGCAGTTCGAAAGTCAGAGGCGGCGGAATGACTGCGTCCATGGAGCAACTGTACTTGGATAGAAAGGCGGCGGCGTAGATGGCTGGAAGAATTCGCAGCATCAAGCCCGAGTGGCTGGACGATGAGAAGATGGCCAAGGCGTCTAGTGATGCAAGGGTCCTGTCAATCGCGATGATCTGCATGGCCGACGACTACGGCAACGGAAGGTGTTGCAAAGCGACTCTTGCCGCTCGCGTCTTCCCTCCCTCTGGAGACTCTCCAGAGGACCTCTTGCGGAGCTACGAGAGGTTCTCTGAGGCGCTCGCGGAGGTGCTCGAGATGAGGTTCGCCACCACTTACTCGGTCAGCGGGCAGACTTACTTTGCGATCCGCAACTGGGCAGAGCATCAGAAGGTAAATCACCCAGGAAAACCGCTAGTTCCGCGTCCTCTTGAGACTCTCTGGAAAGTCTCTGGAGTCTCTCTTGAGACTCTCTTGCCTGATCAGGACCAGGACCAACGATCAGGACCAGGACCAACGATCGATCGCGAGCGAGAGGAACCACCGAGGAGCATCGTCCGCCAGAAGCCAGACGACCCGACCCGTCGAGCCATGGAGCCCCAGCGTCCCGAGGTTACCGAGCTGTTCGACGTCTGGCGATCCGAGTCCGGGAAAACCGGTGCCACCATGGACCGCGCCAGGAGCCAGCTGTTCGCGCGTTTGGCGTCGGAGGGGGTGACGGTCGCGGAGGTGCGCGAAGCGACGTCTGGAGCGAAGCTGGACCCCTGGGCGAGTGATTCAGCGAAGCTCTCCCCGAGCGCCATCCTCGGCACCGCCGAGCAGCGTGAGAAATTCATCGCGCTGGCCCGTGACCCGCCTAGACCGAAGGGCTCAATGGAGTCGCGGAAAGTTCAACCGAATGCAGCGTGCGGACCGAGACCGAAGGAGTGGACTGGCTGATGGAACCTCTCGCAAATGTCGTGACGGGGATAAAATTCAACACGAACAACGGGCCGCAGTGGTCGGTCGAAGTGCTCGCCGAAGCTCACGGGATGAGCGTCGCAAGCATGACGGCGCTGTGGCGCGGGGCGGGACTTTCCCCGCCGACTGAAGAGGCGCGCTTGCTCAAGTTCCGAGCGTCTCCAGTGCTCGTGACCGAATTACACAGGCGAAGCGAGGAGCGCAAGGCGGCCATGGTCGAAAAGGCAATCGACCGAGCCTGGACAACGACGCAGCTCGAGGGGATCGCGGCAAAGCGCCCGACAACCGAGAAGCTCCTTGGACACATCACAGATCCACGCCTACGGGCATTCGCCGAGCGGTTCGATCCTGAGCAGCACGGGGGCGCCCTTGTTCTCGGGCCGACCGGGATCGGAAAGACCATCGCGGCCCTGTGTCTGATGCTGCGATGCATGGCAAAGCAGGCCCGTGACGCGTTCGAGTCTGACCTGACGGTCCCGTTCACCGAGATTACAACGCCGCGTTGCGCAAAGTCATGGGCTTCCTACGACGCACGCGACCTGGGAAACGCCATGCAGCACACAGGGCTGAGCGACGCTGACCACGCGAGCATCACACGGGCGAAGACTGCTGATTTTCTGATCCTCGAAGATCTGGGATGGGAGCGCGGGTTTCACGTGGAGGCCCTGATCGACATCGCTGCCCCCAGGTACCGACGTTGCCTGCCGACGATCGTGACGAGCGGAGAACGACACGATGTCTTGCGCGAGCGGTACACCGACGCGGTTCTTCGGCGGTTCTGGAACATCGACGGCAAAGACGGGGCAATCGTCGACTGCTGGGCGGCGCAAGAGTGCAAGGGGGCGGCGTGATTAGCGTCCGTGTAATTCACAGCGACAACCGTCCAGCGCTACTGGATCTGGAGCCGCAGCTATCCTGTCGCGTCCACCTCGCTTACCTCGACCCGCCGTTCGCGACTGGCAAGACGCAAACCGGAACCGCCGGTAGCTACTCGGACACGTCAAGTCTTCGCGAGTGGATGGCCTCGGTGTATGCCACCGTTGAAGCCATCAGGCCTCTGCTGCACGAGTCAGGGAGCATTGTTGTCCACTGTGACTGGCGAACGAATTGCCTAGCGAGGAGCCTGTTGGATAGAATTTTCGGGTTCGACTCGTTTGCGTCCGAAATCATCTGGAGTTACAAACGATGGCCGACAAAGACGCGAAACTTTCAGCGCACGCACGATACGCTGCTGCGGTACGTCAAGGCACCGGGCAAGCAGCGGTGGAATCAGCTGTACTCGCCACTTTCCACTTCAACGCTCAGGGCGTTCGGCGCATCGAAACAGAAAGCTGTGATCGAAGCGGGGCGCCGTGTCAGATCGACAACTTTGTCCAGTGCGTCACCTGGGGCACCGCTCGGAGACGTGTGGGAACTGCCAATTGTAGCCCCGATGGCTCGTGAGCGAACCGGGTACCCAACACAGAAGCCGGAGGCGCTACTCGAGCGTATCGTGCTTGCCACCACAAATCCAGGTGACCTAGTTCTCGATCCGTACTGCGGGAGCGGCACGACGCTCGCTGTCTGCAAGCGGCTGGGGCGCGAATCAATCGGAATCGATCAGAACGAGGAAGCGATAGCGGTGACCGAGAGGAGGATCGCATGACCTACCCGCCCGACATCGCCACCGCCACCGAGTGGAAAGCGTGGGTCGATTCTGTTGCGCCGTACCGTCGACCGTGTCACAACGAACTTCACAGCGAGATGCGTTTTCTAACGACCATCCAAGACCGCGATGTTGCAGCCCTGGGTGCGTGGGGGATTGTTGCGTCCTTGATGAAGAGGAGGGAGATAGCGTGAGCGGTAGGGTTGACGCGCGCGATGTGGTCTTCCGCTTTGGCTCGCTTGAGTTCGAGTGCACACGCTTGATCTACGGGGAAGCCGTGGAGTCACGCAAGCCGCTTCCACGCACGCGGGGGACCTACAAGGTTACAGCGACTGGACACATCCGACTCAGCGAGTTCCTTGACTTCCTGCAAGGCAGGAATCGAGCGATCGAGAACTGGGAGAACGAAGGAGGAGCGACGGCATGACTGACCTATCGAAAATCGACTTCACGAAGTGCAAGCTGCCAGAATTTGAAGGCGCGTCCCTAACCGTTGACCGCGCCATGTATCTCATTGAACAAGTACGGCTCAAGAACGGTTCAATGGTCGTGGCAACGAAAACGACGGCGGACGAGCGTCACCCGTGGCGGATGCATGAGGCTGGAGCACCAATCGCTGACTGGGTGCGGCATGTACTGAAATGCATGGAGCTGGTTGACGCGTTCATTGTATTCGAGTTGGAGCGAATCGAGTTCGAAGAAGAGTTCCCGCTATCGAGCGAGCAGGTGCGTGATTTTCTGCGAGAGCATCCAGGGGAGCATCGGTTGGCGGAGAGCTGGCATCCGCCAGCGAGTAGGTGGTTCAGGTTCGCTGATGGTGTGGCGCAGTGGCAGGACAGTCTTGGTAATTGGTGCGGAGGCGCCCTCGCGCGGGGATCGCGCTACCGAGTTGTCGAGTCGCGAAGGCCTGCTCCGGATTGGAATTACCGAGTTGATCTCCGCACCGTCCCCGACCGAGTGGCGCTGTATGAGCCCGATTGGGTGGAGGTATTTGCGCATCAAATCCAGGAACTGGACCAACTTGAGGTATCTACGCGATACCGGAAAAGCACTTATCATAATTGGATCTGTAGGCTTTACGGTGGGTACGCTCCGGATGGATACCTATATCAAGCCGACCGCAACACCTTCCCTGCCGGATACGTGCCGTCATTCGAGCGGTTCGAGACTAAGACTGCGGACGAGCTGCTGCGGATGGCGATCGCGAAGCCGGGTCAGGAATTCAGTGTCAACGTTGAGGCGCACAGCACGGCGGCATTCTTCTCGTACTCGAAGACGAAAGGGCTTTGCTTGAGATGGGACACCCCAACTGACACGCCCACTCAGGTGAGCCAGGCTTGGTTTTTCTCGCGTGGTCCGTACAGGGTTCGGGTCGAAGGATGAAAACCTACAAAACACGCGAAGAGGCGGTCGCGGCAGCTCCGTGCGTAACGGTGTGCGGCCTGCGCCTGCACCCAATAGTGGTAGCTACTAGCATCTCGTGCGAATTGTACGTGAATGCTGGTATTTACGATCTAAAGTCCGGCCCTATTGGGATCAAGATAGAACCCACCGAATGGGGAAGCGATCAGTTCATGGCACAGGTGTGGTGCTACGGAATTCAACGGTCTAACTATGACAAATGTATGACGGTTGAAGACGCCGCTCGATGGTGCGAGTCGGTGTTGTCGGGTATGTTGCGAGACGTTGAGCAAACGCTATCGTGTATCAGGGAGTGGCGAACGAGCCCGCGAGAGGGTGAGAAAGTGAGTGACGGATGCTGAGTGACTACGCGAAAACAGTGGTCCTAAACGAAGGTCTTCCAGGGTTCACGCCTAGCGGTAAAATGCGCCGACCATGTGACGCGTTGCGCAGGTATCAAAGCGCGACCGTCGACATAGCTTCAATCCCGACAATCCGCAATGAACGTCTCGAGCGAGAGCTGACGAGGATTGGTGCGGTTGAGTTTCGTGGTGACGTGCCGATTACGCGCTTAGGCTATGATGGGGTAGCCGCGTTCACGGTCGACGGTGACAATGGGCGAGACGTGCTAAAGCAGAGCTGCCGAGTCGACAGAATCCAACCAGCTGACGGAGATGGGCCAGGATGGTGCGTTGTTGGGTTGTATTCGGAGATGTGTGACGGATGGCTGAATGACACGTGATGAGTCAACTGTTCACGGTGTGAAATAGTGAAACCCCCGAAGCTCTAACTTTTAGGGTATTGCCACCATGCCTGATGCGTCCGAGTGAGGTTGAAAGGATCATATGAACAAAGAATTTCTTTACACGATAGCGAGCGACGACAGTAAGCGGACCCGACTCGTTGAGTCACTCCGCGTGGCTGCTTCGATCTTGACCAGAACCGGTCGCGGTCCAGAGTACAGAGAGGAAGCGCGAGCTGCGGTGGCGAGTGAATTACTCGCCACCGCAGCTCAGCTTTGCGACCACGAGCGACTGAATCCAGACGGTTCTTGCCGATACTGCGAAAAGGAACGCCCCTGAGGTATGGCTACACCAAGCAGACAGAGGGCGCTTATTGCTCTCCGATCGCACAGAAGCGTGGCAGCGGCGGCGCGCTCATGCGCGACAACGACTCAGTCGTTGACCAGACTAACCGTTGGTGACAATGAGCTGACGAAAGCATATCAGGATTGTGTTAGTAGGAAGAATTTGGCCAGGGAGCGAGAGGCGAAAGACGCCGGGAATAGAGCGAAAGAGTGTGTCCCAAAACAGATCACCGAGGAGCAGGTAGAGCGTTACAAACGAAAGTTGTTCTACCTCTCTGGAAAAGATCCAGCGATTGCCGTGGCCGCTTTGCACAGACGCCTAAATCGAGAGCGACGACAGGATAAGGCTGTAGATCTGGAAGAGGCGATTGAGAATCTTGATGCGGTGCAGCAACAGGCTGGTGTTCTGAAGCCAATCAGGAAGGCCGTTGTTGACATCTGGGATCGCTGGTGCGCCAACTGCAAACAGCACAGAGTGGACGACCCGTGCGAGGTTTGCGGAAGGCACACGGTTCTAGTAAAAGGAGAAGGTGGACCCACCACTAGAGCGTGCGAAGATTCGGTTTGAAAATAACGAAACCGCCTAGGGTTGCCCTCCTAGACGGCTTCGATCCAGCGTCTCTCTGTCCGACCACAGAAAGGTGACGCATGGAGCAGACGCAGTCAAGAGTGACGCAGCGCGGAGGCTACAACCGGGAAGAGCGCCCTACCGTCTTCGGTGGGAAATCACAGATCGCTGAAGCTATCGAAGACCGGTTCCGTCTCGACTCGATGATAGGCTGGTGCCTCTCGTACGCCGACGGCTACACGGACGCCCTGGCGGAGGCTGAGGAGATCGGCCCAAACGAACTCCGGATATTCATCGACACGACCAGAGCTCCGAGGTTTTTCCGGCGAAAGAAGCACATTGGGACTCGGTACATCCCACACGGAAGAACGCAGATCGCCAGGAACAACGACCGAGCGGACTCCAAGGGGCTCCCGTCTCACCTGTCGCGAGAGCAATGGGAGCGCATCGTCTTCGCTTTCCGTGGTTCATGCGTCTACTGTGGGTGCGCTCCCCGGGTGATGACGATTGACCATCTTGTTCCGATCTGTGCGGGTGGAGGAACGGAATTAATGAACGTTGTCCCCGCGTGTTTCGACTGCAACATCAAGAAAGGTCGGAAGATGCCGGAAGAATTCATTTCAAGCGATCGGCTGGCGGAGATTCTTGGCGTGTTGGGGGGTGTAGCCAAATGCTATTGAAGGAAGACCTGACCTGGTACCTATCCGAAGGTATCGCGGTTTTCGAGCGCTCGACCATCGGAGCGATCCTGGACAAACTCGAGCTCGAGTCCTGCACGTCGAGAGCATGCCGAACCTGCCACGGGACGGCCTTCGTCAACGAGCCCCACAAGTGCCCTGACCCGAAAGACCCGGCGCGAACCATCACGGTGCAGTTCGGCGCGTGGTGCCCCAAATGCAAAGGGACCGGCGTCGAACCAGTGTTCCTTAGCGCTGAGGAGCAGAAGCTAGTCGACTCTGGAGAGTGGATGAACGAGGCCGAGCGCGGAGGACAGAGGAGCGCCGTTCCCGACCAGGTGCTCGTGCGTTACGCTTACATATCGAGGTTATTGTCTGCGCTCTGTGGTGAGGACAGGGACGCCGTGGAGCTCGCCTATGGCGACGAGGGGGAGGAATTGAGCCATGGAGTCAAAGGGCGCGTATGGGCCGTTCTGCCGCTAACCAGGGCTGGTAAGGAGCTACTGGCTGGCGAGCGTGACCGCAAGGAGGCGAGCGGCATTGTGGCACCCGAGAGGCCTGTGCAATGTCTGGTCAGCTTGGCGGATCTACCCAAGAGCAAACGGACCCCAAAGCGAACAGTCCTGCTCGCTGAGGCACTGGAGGAGGCAGCTCGAAGACTGTCCAAGGCGGAAGAGGCTTGGGATGCGCTGGCCGTTGAAATCGAGGTGATTAAGTGATCGGCGAAGTAAAGATCCCGGAGTTGGTCGAGGTGTGGCGGATCGCTAGGCTCATCGGTTGGACCACAGCCAAGACCCGCCGGTTTTTCGTTGATGCTGGATTGGCTTCCCGTATCGGGAAAAACACGGAATGGATGGTCGTTAGGGTAGATTTCGAAGTGGTGATGCCGACGCTCTACCGGATCTTCGCCGAGTCCTATGCGAGGGGCGAACTGCTCTCGAGGCGCGGTAGATGGTCAAGAGAAACAAAAACAAGTGAAGACGAGATAAACAAGGTCACCCGAATCGCCTAATGTTCAAGCGCGCGCAGCTCAGAAGGGCCAAAGCGAAGGCGCATACCAATAGCCAGCTCGGCCAGTCCGACCTGGCAGCTATTCCTGTGCGCCCCAGACGCATCACAATCGAAGTCCCGCCAGAGTGGCTCAGCTGTCGCAAGGCCTCCCGGGACGTAACGAGACGACGTAACGAAAAGCCGCGCTACCAGCACGGCAGACCCCTGACCGCACAGCTCAACGACTCGGATGACTCGAGGGTGTTGATGGGGCGGTTGAGCGAGCAGACAACAGAACGCGAAGGCTGAAAAGTCGACGCGTCATCCTCGCCGTCGCCGGGCGAAAATCGGGCGCTAAGGATGACACGATGGCAAAACGAAGGCCCGCTAAGCGGTCCGCGCTACAGGCGCCGGGACGCGGCAAAAAGATCAGCACTGAGCTGACTGCAAAGTTTCGCGAGGCGTACCTACGCTTCGGATACATGACGGCAGCGGCCAACGAAGTGAAGCTACCCCCGACCTCCTGCGTAAGGCTGGTTGAGGAAGCAGAGAGTGACCCGGAATTCGTTGCGGCTCGTCGGCTGCTTTTGACGCGCGGGCTAGATCGCGTTGAAACGATGATGATTCGCTCGGCTGAGATAGCCACTGAGCGGATCGAAGCTGGCCCCACCGTGGATGCCATGGGTGGGATAGTGGACAACGGCCCGCAGTATTTCCGCGGCCTGTCAGATGCGCACCGTTCTCTTGTTGCGCGCAAAGCGAAAGAGACGCCAGACGAGGCCGGGAAGGCTGGTCCTGTCGAGGTTCGGATCACGGTAAAGGCGGCCGACGCTATCGGCGCCGAGCAGGTTCCGGCGCCTGCCGATTCCGGTGCCTGACTTCTCGCTTACGACGCCGCAGTCGTGGGCGCATCAAGCATTTCACTCGCGCCCTGGACTACCGAACACGGTCAACCTTGTTTGGTCGCGCGGTTCCGGTAAGTCGTGGTTCGAGCGATTCGAGGGCATCTGGCTTCCCGTCGCCGAGAACATTGGCAAGGTTAGAGCGAGCGCACTCAAGCCATTCAAGGGCGTTCGGATCATTGGGCTCTGCCCAACCCTGAAGCAGTTCCGTGACATCCACGGCGCGAAGCTGCATGAGGAAAACGAGGGAGACTGGAAGTTCCTTGGTGGCAAGCTCAACCACTCGACACTGCGGATTGACTGGCCTGATGGCAGTTGGTTCCAGCCGATGCCAGCCGCATCGGCATCAAGCAAAGCTGCGCTTGGTCAGCGGTGCGATTATGTCTTGCTCGATGAGGCGGACGACATTGCTTCTTCCGTTTACCACACGGTGGTCCAGCCGTGGTTTACGGAGCCCTGGAGCTTTGCCCAAATCCTTTCGGGTGGCACACCGCGTCGCGGACGTCATGGTTTGCTCTATGAGTTGCACCGTCTAGGGATCAGCGCTGACCCGCTTGATGCGCGGTACTCGTCGAAGGTGTTCACCTGGCGGGATTCGCCGGAAATTATCCGACTCGACCAAATCGAAGACGCCAAGCGGAACATGCCGCCAGCGGTCTTCGCTCGTGAGTACGAGTGCGATTTTGACTCTGCCGAGGGACTTGTTTATCCCTTCGAGGAAGATTTCCATGTACGGGCTCCAGACGAAAACGTCCGCTTCTTACGCTTCGCAATTGGTGGCGATCACGGTTGGAATGACCCCGGTGTCCTGCTCTTCGGTGGCATCGCTGGTCACGGCAACGATTCGATAATCTGGATCCTCGAGGAGCACTACGCTTCAGAGCGCCCCAATCATGAATGGGACGCGATCGTAACGGAGCGCTACCATGGGGTCCGTGGGTGGCTCGACCCTTCGAGACCCGACCGGATCAACGACTACCGACGAGCTGGACTTGACGCTCGCCCAGCCGACAACTCAATCGAGGCCGGTGTCGCGAGAATCGCTGAGTTGCTATTCCGGCGCAAGGTAGAAGACGGTGAAGACTACGCCCGTCTGTACATCCATCCGCGCTGCGTGAATACGATCCGCGAGTTCAAGAGCTACCGCCGCAAGCAAGACCCACAGAACAAAGACCGCTATCTCGAGGATATCGTCGACAAAAACAACCACGCTATGGACGCCCTCCGCTACATGGTCGTTGGTGAGTTTGGGCGAAGTTTGAGCCGCCGCGGGTTGGTAGCTGACTCATGAAAATCTACGGCGAGACAGAGGCCCAAAAAGCAATCGAGGCAAACACAACGCCTCGCATGCTGCGCCTCGGCATGTTGCGCCGGTACGTTACGGGCGACCAATACCAAGGGCGCCCCAAATGGACCTCGCAGGATTGTCCTGTTTGGGATCGTGAGCCCGCGGTTATCTGGATGGCTCCCGAGGGGGCGATCACCTCGAACGAAGATCTGCTCTTGGCGGACGGTCGTTACCCGACGATCACGACGCGCACAGAAGAAGACGAGTCCGAATCCGAGAGCGACGAGGCCCTCGATGAAGAGTCCAGCAAGAAGCTCGACTTCCTGCTTCGGAACATCGAGCGAGAGGCAAAGCTCCGCCCACACAACCGCGAGGCGTACAAGGACGCGCAGAGCGTCGGGACGTGCGTTGGGCTTTTCGGCGCGCGCAACGGTCGACTGTTCGCCGAGACGATTCAAGCCGAATACGCGACGGTTGAATTCGACTACACCGGCAACGTTACGCGTTTGACCGTCCAATATCCCTACCTCGACATTTCCAGGGACCACCAAGGCGCTTACCACGCCAAGGCGTTGTTGTTTCGGCGCGTCATTGACGAGGTGTCCGACACGACGTTCTTGCCTGGTGAGGCGCGCCAGGATGGCATCGAGCCATCTTGGTTCGTCGACAAGACCAAGACCGCCCAGCACAACCTCGGGTTTTGCCCGGTCATCTATCACAAGTTCCGACTCGTCTCGAGTATCGTCAACGACACCGACGGCAAGGCGATTCACGCGCAGTCCACGGACGAACTCGACGCATTCAACCTTCAGGCCTCGATTCGTCACAACGGCGCGATCAACTCGCTTCCGCAGCGGTACGAGTGCGGCGTAGAGCCCGGGTTCAACCCGACTGAACCCGCGCAGGCTCAAGGGCTCATTGTCTACGCGCAACCCGGCGGCGGCTCATTCTCACCGCACAGCCCACCCAAGGAACGGTTTGTTAGCTACCAGACAGCGCCGCATGGCGCGCGCAGGGCTGGTCCCACTTGGGTCTGGCAGTACTCCGACGCAAACGTCAAGGTCGGGCAACTGGAGCTCAATTCGGGCGCACTAGAAGCCCTCGCAACCACGATGGCAGATCTTCGAGCGCGAGTCTGTGAGCAGCTCGCCTGGGTCGCTCTGAACCCCGAAGAGATCAAATTCGCAGCCGCGCTCAGTGGCAAGGCCCTCGAGCGGCTCATGGCGCGGCAACTGAACCGCGTAGCAAAGGACCGCGACGGATTCGGTATCGACTACCTACGCGCTTCGTATTGCATGCTTCTACGCATCGCGGGAAAACTTGGCCCGGGAGCACTCAAGACCCGCGGCCTCAAGTCGGCGCACTCGGCGGTCCAATCATTCGAGTCCGTTGCCGATGGATGGACAGACCCACCGCTTTCGCTTCAATGGGGTACGTGGTTCCAGCCGAACGCGCAGGACGACAAGGATCTCGTAGAGACGACCAAAACCGCCTACGACGCCAGATTCATCACGCTCAAGACCGCGATCGAAAAGCTCAAGCGGACCTTTGGAATCGATAACATCGATGCTTACCTTGAGAGTCTCAAGGAAGAGTCCGACGAGCGCGCCGAAAAAGAGCAGGACGATCTAGCCGCTAGCATTGCCCAGGCTCACGCGAAACTGAATGGCGCTCCCGCAAAACGAACAGGCGCAGGATTCGAGGAATCGGATCCTGAAGGCGGAAGCGGCGGCGCTGGTGTTACTGCTGACGCTGCGAAGAAAGACGCTCAAGGGCAAGCCAACAGTCGCGGCAATCGTCGCGCTTGAGCGCGAGCTCTACGGCGCAATCGCTGGCGTTCGGTCACTCGCGAGAGCAGAAGCGCTCACGTTTTCGCGGTTGCGCTTTGGCCCGCAGCTGGTCCCGTCTGGAATGTCCGGGCGCATTGAGGATCTTCATCGGGCGCGCAAGTACTCGAGCAATGTAACGAGGCTAATCGTTGAGACCACCGACAAGGGCGGGCCGGTGATTCAGCGAGTCGACAACCGGCTCGTCACGATAGCGATTACCGAGAATTCCAACGCCTACAACGCCGAACACAGACACGCGATCATTGACCGGGCGCAGCAACTCGGCCTTGTTGAGATCTGGGACGCGGAACTCGACATTCAAACATGTGAGCACTGCGCATCGCTCGACGGATCGGAGAGCATCGACGGTGCGTTTCCTGGCGGCGCAACCCCGGGGAATGTTCACGGACGCTGCCGCTGCACATCGCACTTCGTTAGGCGATCGATTTTACACTAGGACAACATGACCAAACTTTGCCTTATCTGTGGCGCCGTGTTTGACGGTGAGACTTGCCCCAAGTGCGGCGAAGGCTCGTTTGAGTCAGTCGCTGTCGCGAGTCAACCCAAAGAAGAGAAGCGGGGCAAGCGATGATCCCGATCTGCACCGGCTTCCGCTCTGAATCAATCGACGTGACGAGCGCCAGTTGGGCGTGTGTCGGAACCTACGGGCAACCGGTTGGCATCTACTGTGCCGCAACAACGACAATCACGGGCGCTCTGTCTGGTGATGCGGTTGAGGCCGAGTGGACGCTGACGGCTGGCGCGATTCACTGGCTGTCGTTCAAGAGCATCAACACGTCTTCGACCACAAAGAACGGTTACCGGGTGCTGTACGCGCGATGAACTGCCCACAGTGCGGCTCCGATAACTGGATCGTTGAGTTGCTCACCGGTTCCGACGGTGGACCGTCAGGACTGAGCAATAGGTGCTGCCAATGCCAGCACGCATGGCGACCGGACGGCGCCGGCAACGTTGCGCCGCGAATTGAACGCGGTCAACCGGTGCCAATTCAGCGGCAGCAAGCGCCACAGAAGGCAGCGCGTCGCGTTACGGCTAAGTCCGTTGTCGCTGACGCCAAACAAGAGCTTCGCCGACTCGATAAGGAGATCGCGCGACTTGAGAAACTCAAACGGCAACGGGCCGAACTGGCGCGATTGCTAGATGCAGCGAAGGGCTCACCGTCGGCAGTTGTCGAACTGAGACGCACTTCGCAGACGGGATAAAATGTCCACCATCGCAGGAACCATCGGCAACGTTTCGATCTTGGCGCGTGAGAAGAACCCGGCAGGGGGAGCCCGCGGGCTCGCTCGCTTGGCTGTCAGCTTCGCGGCTTACACTGGCTCGTCCGACGACGCAGCTGTCAACGCAATCCCGACCGCGATTGCGAATAGCTTGCGCAACGGCAAGACCATCACGCTGCGCGGTGCGTGCACGCTGTACCCCGGAAGTGACGCGGCGCAGGCAGTGTACTTCAGTGGCGCATCCGTGAGCGCTGCGACCATCTCCGGCGCGAACGCGACCGGAAACCTCACGAATGCGGCCGGGACTGAGCTCACAAGCTCGGTCGCAACCACTGTCCCGGTTACGATCATCGCTTGGTACGACGAGTCCTAGCCGATACCTGACTCAGGGCCGCACCTCTACAGTGACGCCGGCTGCGAACGGGCGAATTTGGAGGAAGCATGTCAGACCAGACGTTGGGCAATCCGCCCATCGAAGGGCAGAGTTCTGCCCAGCAAACACCGCCGACCGTTGAACCACCCAAGCCCGTTGTTCCGTCCAGCGCGTTGCCTGAGGACACGCTCAAGGCACGGATTGACGCGGCGAAGGCCACGGGAAAAAACGAGTTACTCAAGGAGCTCGGCGTAACCGATCCTGCGCAACTCAAGGCAGCGCTTGACTCAATCAAGGCAGCTGAGGAGGCCAAGAAAACCGAAGCCGAAAAGCTCGCTGGCCACCTCGCTGAACTTGAGCGGACCAGGGCGACTCTCGCCGACGCGACCGCTGCCATCGAATCAGTGTGGGCCACTGAGTCCACGAAGCTCACAGCTGAGCAACTGGCTGCGGTTGATGCTCTTGGTGGCCAAAGTTCCGCTGCGAAAGTGCGAGCACTGAACCTGTTGCGCCCGACGTGGGCAACGCAACCAGCTCCATCAGCGCAAGCATCAGCGGCTCCGCCCGCAACTACCTCACCGGCGCCGAATGCGCCGCCCGCAACTACCATCTCGCCAACGGACCCGAAAGCAAGACACGCGGACCTGTTGGCAAAGAACCCGGTCGCGGCAGCGAACTACGCCGCGCAACACCCAGAAGTATTTTCATGACGCCCAGCGAATCAACGGCGGGCGCGAAGGGATAGCATCCTATGCCTGATATCAATCCGTTCACCCTGCCCAATAACTTTTACGAGAAGGTCAGCTCCAAGCTCCTGACCGCTCCCCGTGCGCAGTTCGTTTATGCTCACGGTTTGCTTGGTGCGCTCATGCAGTCGCTCGATTTGGGCGATCTTAGCGGCTCGTTTGCTGGGACCGGTCACACCGGAGCCGGCGCGCAGATTGCCGGCGCCCCCGTTGGCAACCTCGAAAACGACGCGCTCAAGCTCTACAACGGCGTCCTGAGTCAGATTTTCGAGACGCCTCTTGAGCCTGGGTTCGTCGGGATGCCCGGCACCGTGGTGCGGTTCAACCGCCCCGCGTACGACTCGACCACGTACACTTGGGCCTCCCGCACCGTTGGCCCAACGCAGGCGATTTCGACGACCCCGATTGGGGTCAAGTCGGAGCAGGCCTCGCTTGCTTTGCAGCTCCTGACTGGTCCGTACGACTCAGCGAACAACTGTGTTGCTCCGTACGCGCTGGACAAGTTCTCGGCTCAGGTAGGTGTCCACAAGGTCACCGACTACACGGGCGAGATGCTCAAGTACGACTTCCACCGCGTGCTTGAAGCCGGCGTCACGGCGCTGCTCGACACCGGAACCGCAATCTATCCCGCTGGGATGACCGCGGACAACGACATCACGACCACGAACGGTGGCGCGCTGAGTGTGGAGCAGATTGCCCGCGCGCAGAAGACGATGGATGACGCGAATCTGCCGACGTTCGCCGACGGTTACCGCTTGCTCGTGCTGCCGCCTACGGGCGCGTACCACCTGAGCGGCGACAGCCAGTTCCGCGACGCTCGCTACTTCCAGGAGATGAACATCGTCTATCGGACGTACATCGGCTCGATTCGCGGATTCCACATCATCACCTCAACGACCCTCACGTCTACCGCGAACACTTCGAGTGTTGGCGTCTACAAGGCGCACGCGGTTGCTCCTGGTGTTCTCGGTGTTGCATCCGGCATCGCCCCGACCGTCGCGTTCTCGAACGACACGAACTTCGGGCTTACCGGCAAGGTGATGTGGCAAGCGTGCATGGCGCTCGGTCTGCTCAATAACGCCTACGCGTACACCCTGCGATTCGGCTGATCTTGATTGGAGGAGTCAACCATGAAGCATCCAGTCAATTACCAGACTGACGCAGGCGCCGCGCAGCTGTTCGCTGCCGGCGCTGCCACGAAGTACATCTACGGCAACGTCCGGAACACCCAGACCATCAAGGATGGCTCGCTCGTCGCTGTTGCTCTCGCGAGCGCAACGACCAACACGCTGACCATCACGGGGATCTGGCAGGTGTCCGACGACAACTCAACGTGGATCAACGTTGTTCCGCAGAACAACGCCGCGCGGGTGGTCCAGGTCACCGGAACCGGCTCCGCTGTTTCGTCGACCGTCGCCTACGAGGCGCCGACTGCGATCACGTCGTTCAAGTACGTCCGCTTTGCTCTCGCGACTGGTGTCGCGTCCGCTGACGGCGCCGCTGACGGTGGCACGATTGGCTACCGCTGGGTCCTCGACCGCTAACACCCAATGCCGCTTACCACGGGTGAACTGGACCGCATTCGCGGAGAGCTTGGCTACAACCTGCTCAACACTGGCGCGCAGCCGTACATCGGTGTGCACGCGATGTTTGAGCAGGTGATCCAACCGTATCTCCGCGAAGGCTCCGATACCACTTCGTCAACCGATGTAGTGGTGGCGCCCGCTGGCGGACTTGTCACGCTCACGGTGGCGAGCGGCACGGGTATCGTTCTGCATGAGCGCATCGCGGTCGACGTCGATGATTTTCTCGAGATGGCGACTGTTCGCTATGTCTCGGGAACTTCGGTAGGCGTCGTGCTCAAGAAGGCCCATGCTGGAACGTACCCGGTCACAATCGACGGTGGCTTACAGCAGGTCCGTGAGTGCCTGTCGTCAATCTTCATCATCCGTGGGCGTATCGGTGCGCTCAACGGTACCGGTGCGATCAAGGCGGTTGACGAGATTGAGTTCTACGACTCGAAGGGCAAGTCGCGGCTGCGCTTGCTACAAGACCAGCTCGAATTCTGGCGCGACGAACTCGCGTCAAGACTCGGCATCACGAGGCGCTCGCCGCAGAATTCTGCTGGCGGTTGCGTTGCGCTGTACTGATGTCCCTAGCCGACGAGTTCCGCGAGATAGCCAACGAGTGTCGCGCTATCCCCGCCGAGTTCGGCCTCTACGAACACTCCGTTTCGATCATCCAATCAAGGTGGTCGTCTGGGATCTTCGGCGAAGGGATCGAAGAGAAAACCGAGACGCCGATCACTGTGTACGGCGGTGCGAATCCGAAGGTTCACTTTCCGAGTCAGCGAGAGATTGCACTCGGCTTGATGTCTCTCGGGGAGGCGACGATTGGGCCGTTCACGCCAGACTACGGAACGGGTGGGATCTCAAGATCGATGCTCGACGGTGACGAGCTCCTGAACAACGACGGCTTCTTGGTGAAGATCGTCGGTCCCCAATGTTCGACCGGTGCGCTCTACCGGATCAAGAACAAGAACGTTGATCACGCGCTTAGAATCACCCTCGTCTGCATCCCGTCCGGATCTGCATAATGGGAACGCTCAACGATGGCTTTGGCGCGCTACGGTTGCCGGTAACACCGTCAACGTATGGCGCCGAGCTTGATCCTGGGCAGGACGCCATCATCGGCCTGTTGAAGGCGGCGATCCTGGCAGAGTGCGGCGATGCATTTTCCGCCTTGATTGGCGGGCTCCAAACCGATCATTTCCTCGTCCGCAAGGGCAACGGAACACCTGTCGGAAACACTTCGAGACTCGAGGTCACTGCGCAGCAGATGACCCAGATTTCCTCGGACTGGCCACTGTTAGCGGTCTACCGCCAGGGCGAACCCGAGACCTCTCAGCTCACGCTTGGTGGGTACGAGATTGAGACCCAGGAGTGGGCAGTCGACTACGTTGTTGGCTCGCTACCGCCGGCTGATGTTGTCAGGTTTAGGCCGTTCCTAATCGCTGTCGATCGCGTGATAAAGATCACGCTCAATCACGGCCACCACCCTGACTACCAGGAGGACGTCCGGCAGTTCTCGGGGCAGTTCCACGCTCTTCGATACAAGAGCCGAATGGGCCCCGGGTTGCAGGCGTCACTCGGAGACGAGCAGAGCGCCGGCTATTTCGGAATGACGTGTCTCCTGGAGACGCAAGAGCGTTCCGTGTTCGACGGGTACGCGGCCACGGGCGAATTCGAGACAGACACCGGGTACGTGCCAGAGGGAACCGGGACCGCAACCAAGCTCACCGATGTGTTGGTAACGGTGACAGAGGCGACGCCAGCAGAAGAAGAGTAGTGGATTAATGGCGGCGTACACAATCAAGTCAACGGCTGTTCTTGAGATAGCCCGAATGAAGCCCGTCGTCGGTAAGCTTGAGCGCCGAGCTTTTCTTGCTGAGCTATACGCGAGTTGTTCCGGCTTCGACATGGCAGCGCGCTTCGAGCACAGCGCAAAGGACGGCCTCATCCTGGAGTGCGTCATCTCAACCGTTGATGAGACGACGATCCCGGCAATGATCGCCATTGGCGAAAAGTTCGGCAGCCGCTGGTCTGTCAGCGAAACTCCGTTCGGCAAGACGCTTAGAATTGAGATTGGACCGAGAGACTGATAATCATGAGCGCGAAGCTAAAGCTGGCAGACGCGGTCGTTGCTCGGCCTAATGTCGTTGCCGCGCTGCAGGATGCGCTCGACGATGCAAGGGCCGGCAAGGTCCTGGCCGTCGCGATCGCGTTTGTTGACACGGCGGAACGCACACACACGAGCTACGCAAACGACAGCGCGCGTACCGGAAAGCGGGATCTAGTCGCCGGAGTCGCACTGTTGCAGCACCGGTTGCTGACGAGCTGGAACGACGGATGAGCCATGTCCTTTGTCGGTTACCCGAAAGCCTCGGGAAACCGTGGCCCGATAGATGTTGCTGCGCTTCGTAGTGGTCATTCCAAGTGGCTTCTGGCTCATGACGCAATGCTGCGGAAAACGCTGTCCGACATCGGAAGCAGCGCCGTTCACTTTGCGTCGCACTCGAAGATCTTGAGACGTCGAAGCGGGATGCTCGCGGGTGGCTGGCATCGCGGATTCAGCTTCACGTCGAGCAAAATGACTGTGCTGCTCGTGAACAGGGTTCCTCACGCTGTCTATCACGAGTTCGGCACCGGCATCTATGGCCCGAAGGGCACACCGATCACTCCGAAGCGCGCGCGACTGCTGCGCTGGAAGAATCCCGACACCGGCAAGTGGTGCAGCGCGAAGAGCGTGAAGGGCGTCAAGCCGCGCTGGATTGGCAAGGACGCCGCCCGGGCCGCCTGGGGATTTGGGGAACGAAAACTCACAAGCAGCGCGGAAGCGCTGGCTAGGAAATTCTGAAATGAAGCTCAAATTCTGCGCAAAAAACGATCTGCTTGTGCCTGTTCCCGGGACAACTCAGTACGCCGGACAGACCGCGCGATTCGTCAACAGAGAGACCAGCGTCTCGGTTGTTGACGGTCAGGAAGTGGTGTCTTGGCCAGCAGTCGAGACGCCGTTCGAGGTCGAGCAGAACAGCGATGACGGCCGACGGCTGTCCAAGATCGCTACGCGTGATGGCGACCTGTTGCCTTACGACAAGGCCACCGCGGAAGCGCTCGGGATCGGATTTGCGCCGATCAAATTCTCCTCTGGCGCCTGGGTGCCCGCACCAGTTTCGGCGACCAAGAAAGGTGATTCCTAATGCCTGCAATTGTGCCCGTTACTGGCTACCCGAGTAGCTACCGAACTCCCGGGATCGGAATGGAGATTGTCTACGCCTCGGGCGATTCGATCTCTGGCGCCGGAGCGCGCGAAATCCTCATCGTTGGCCCGAAGCTCGCAGCTGGAACCTACACAGCTGGAACTGTGTACGGCCCGATCAAGACGGAGGCCGAGGTCATTACCGGAGCAGGCGCTGGTGGTCGAATTCACCGCATTTTCAAGCAACTCTCGAAGTGTAACAAGACCGCGACCGTCTACATTTTGCCGTACGCCGAAACGACCGGTGGGAGCCCCGCGCAGGCTGTTGGTAACTGGGTTATCAGCGGCACCGCTACCTCGTCCTTCAACTGGCCGCTGAACATCTGCGGCGAGGAATGTTCGCTCTACATCAAGACCGGTGATGACTACGCCGCGGTTGCGACCGCCCTTCGTGCGCTTGTGAATCTCAAGACCTACATGCCGTTTACTGCCGCCGGCTCGGCTGGCACGGTTGCGTTTACGTCGAAGCACTACGGCACGAGTGGCGGAAATGGAACCTACAATCCGCTGCGCATTTTCGCTGATGCTCCCGGCAACGGGCTCACCGTTACGATGGCAGAGATTGGTGCAACCACTGCCGGTGCAGAGGGCTCCACAACCGAGTCCGCGACGCTGACTACCGCGTTGACGGCTGTCGATGGGCGCTACTTCTACTACTACGCCTACGACAATTTCGCGAACACCAGCGCCATGTCCGCGCTGAAAACGCACATCGCGGCCAAGTCTGCGCCTCGCTACGGGCGGCTCGCGTATCTCCTGAGCGGGTACAACGGGACCGTTGCTGCGTTCACCACGATCGCTAACGGACTCAATTACGAGCGCATGGAGTGTGGTCTGCAGCCATACGCCGACGTCGACCCTGCAACGATTTGCGGGCAGATGGTGGCGACGCATCAGCTGGTTCGCGAGACCGACATGGCAAACGGTCTCATCAACTACGCGAAGGCCGATTGGGCTTTGCCGCCCACGTCACGGACCGCTTACTGGGTTGACGAGGACGACATCTCGGACGGCATCGCTGCCGGCGCTTCGATGATCGTGAGCAAGACCGGGGGAACGTTCCTCGCGATTTCGATCACCACGCGAAGCAAGGATTCCACCGGAACCTACGCGGATTTCCGAGCTGCGGAATCGCACCGAATCAGCGTTGCCGACTACTGCGCACTCGATCTCAAGTCGACGCTCTCGATATATGTCGGGCAAGGCTTCAAGGCACACCCCAAGCTCGCAAACGGCAACCCGGATCCGAATGCGAAGATCCCGCGTGGCGTCACGACGGATTTTACGATCCGCCCCATCTACATCGCGAAGATCAACGAATGGGAGGCTGCGGGACTGACACAGAACGCGACCGCGACCATCGCGTCGCTGACGATCGCCAAGTCACCGATCAACGCCGGGCGTCTGGAGAGCGGTTTCAGTCTCTATTCGCGCGACAACCTTTCACAGATCACCTGCCGAATCGCCGAGGCGTCGGCTGCGTAAGGGGCTAACTAGATGTCACTCACAGATTTTGGGCGAATGGTCGTCTTCCTTGACGGCAAAGAAATCAAGGTTGCCGAGAGCTTCGAGCATGAGACCGATGCCGGACAGGTGCCGGTATTGGTGCTCAATGAAGGGCTCGTTGGTTTCACTCCTGGCGCTGGCCAATGCAACCTGAGCGGCACGCTGAAGGTGCCAATTGGCGGCTTCGAGGAGAACATCCAAGCATGGGCCGTCGAAGGCTCGTACCACGTTTTTCAGACTGGAATCGGTGCGAACGCGGTCATCAACACTGGCAAGTTCACCAACGTGAAGCTCTCGCAGAGCGTTGGGCAGGACGCGCAGATCTCCTATCAATTCGTCGGCGACAAGAAGCCGTTTTCTTGATCTGAAGGGATTAGCCAATGTCAAATGGGCCGCCACCCGGATATGACAGCAAAGCCCTGCTCGCTGCTCTACTAGAGAGACCTCGACCATCGAAGGTCGTTGAGTTCCCGAGCGATCAAGCGAAGGGTACGCCGTTCGAGCAGATTCGTCTCGTTGTGCCGAGAGCTAGCGCCAAACAGGATGCGCAGCTCGCCGCGCATCGACGAATGCAGTCGCTGAAGCTGCCGATCGAGGAATGGAAGACCGAGACAGGTGCCGCCATGCTGGGCGACTTCTGCTCGAAGGAGTGCCTGGTTCGGATGATCCATGGCGTCGAAGAACACGCAAACGGCATCTACGCTCGCGTGTTCGGTGACTCGAAGGATCTCGAAAACGCGCTCAGTCCGGATGAGATTGACGTTCTGTTCACGCTTGCGATGCAGGTGGAGAACGAGCTCGGGCCGAGGCTTCACGTTTTCACTGATGCGGACGTAGAGCTGTGGGTTGAGGCTCTCAAGGACGGATTTGATTTTTTAGCCTATCTGCAATCGCCGGACTTGGTCAGGCTAGTCCGTGGGTTGCACCGGCTGGTCCTGACGGAAAGAGCAAAATCCACTGGTTCTTCACCCCCCGATTCCCTGCTATCGAGTTCGCGAGATGGCATGGGATCGACGTGCGAGACCTCTGTGACGCACACTGGATCGTCTGGCGAGCAGCAAGACGAGCCATCGGTGACTCTTGATACGGAGCCAATGTCCAGCGAGGCCGTCTTGAGGATGGCCCAGGAAATGGCGCGGAAATCTAAGCGGCGCGTGTGACGAGGCGGCGGCCCAGCGTTGCGCGCGCTGTGTCTATTTGAACCATGTTTCTCTCGTACGACATCTCCATTGTTGGGCAGGAAAAGGTCCGCGCTTGGTTGCGCTCGACCGAGGCCGAGGTCGCCGCGTCCAACCGTAGAACCATGTCTGCGCTACGAGAGTCCGATAGTGACTCCGGTGTCCATTGGGCGCGTCAGTCGTCCAGTGACAGGACCGCGGTCAGCGAGAGCGCCAAGAGCCGCCTCATCCAGCGTGAGGAGCGGAACCGAGTAGCCGCATCGACAGCGTTGCAGCGCCAGAGATCTGCCGCCCTCTACTCGATTCACAAGGCCGAGGAGCGTACCAAGGAACGCGCTCAGCGAGCGGAGGCTAGATTGTTGGCCTCGCAGGACAAGAAACGCGCGTCCGAGGAGATTGCGGCCGAAAAGCGCAAGACCTCCCAGTCCAGGATTGAAGAGAAGCAGCGACAGGCGAGTGCCGACGCGTTGCAGCGCCAGCGCTCTTCTGCCCTGATCAGTCAGTACAAGGCCGAGGAGCGGGAGAAGACCCGCATAGCCAAGGCAGAGGCCAGAGATCGTGCGCGAGCCGTCAGGACCGCAGAGCGCGAGCACAAGGCCGTTGAGTCTCGGAGCAGGGCAGACTTCAAACGAACCGCCAGGGGCGTCCTGGGCGGCACCGCAGAGCGTGTAGCGGGCATAGGCAAAGCCGGCGTGGCCCTGACCGGGCTGGCTGGAGGAGCCCTGTTTGCGACCGCTACGCATGGCGCGATGGCTACTGAGGCGCGAGCGTCAGAGCTAGCGAACCAGCTGGTCGTTGGCGCCGACGCGACTCCAGAGAATATCACCAAGGCAAAGAAGGAAATTCTGGTTACCGCGAGATCAACCAGGGGAGCTTCGTCCGAGGAACAGATCGCCGGCATGAGTGCGTTTCAAGCGCGCGCCGGCGAGGGTGAGGCCACCAAGAAGATCTCGCCTCGGCTGGTCAAGACAAAGCTGGCGACCGGTGCCGACATGGAAGACCTCGGCACGATGTACGCCGCCGTCTACGCGTCGCTGCGCAACGCATCTGGTGGCGCATCCAAGACCGTTGACCAGCTCATCAACGAGACCGATGAGCTTGGGCGAGTCTTCGCGGCAATGGGCGCGGTTGGCGCCATCGAACTGAAGGACTTTGCCGAGATTGGCGCCACCGTAACGGCGGTCGCGGGCAGATACGGCGGAACTCAGTCGCAGAACATCAAAGACGTTGCGGCCGTATCGCAGATCGCGATGCAGACCGGTGGGGCTGACACGTCCGCAGAAGCGGCTACAGCCGTATCGTCGTTCACGGCTGATCTGATTCAGCACAGCAAAGAAGCCCGCAAAATGGGCGTCAACGTCTACGCGAACGACGAGGGCACACAGCTCAAGGCGATGCCGGACGTGATCGCGGAGCTGATGGGAGCGACCGGCGGAAACCTGGAGAAGCTCTCCAGTGTTGCAAACATTCGCGGAATCAAGTCGATGATGGGGCTCTCGGCTCCGTACCTCGAAGCATACAAGGGAGCCAAGGCCGAGGGGAAATCCGAAAAGGAAGCGAAGGAAATCGGCAAGGCAGCGGTCAAGAAGAAGATCGGCGAATTCGGTGGCGCCGTGATGACCGAGCGGGAGCGCGACATCAAGGCCACGGCTCGGCTATCTGACGCCGACAAGCTGCTCGAAGAGAACATGCGACAGTTGACGACTGCGGTCGGGCAAGAGCTGCTCCCTGTTGTCACCAGGATGATCCCCGAGATTTCCAAGCTCATCCCGGTTGCGGTTGATGCCGCCAGGGCGTTCGCGCGATTCGTCGAGATCGTAAACCGGAATCCGCTAGCTGGCCTCGGCGCCATGATCGGCGCAGCGTTTGCGCTTGAGCTTGGCAAGGTGTCGCTCGCGAAGATGTTCGGTGACACACTGGATCGGATTGCCAAGAATCAGAACGTCGGCGAAGGTGGGACCGTTGGAACCGTGAGCACAGCGATAACCGTCGCGGCAGCGACGTTTGCGATAACAAGCGCAGTGCTGAACATTGCTCACGAGTCAAGCATCAAACGAGGCCAGGATGTGGCCGACAAAACAAACGAGGCATACTTCGAATACCAGCGTAAAAGGGGCGAGGTTATCGCTGGGCCAGGCACCGAAGAAGAGAAAGCTGAAAAGTTGCGGCGGCTAGCCGCGGAGCAACTGCCGAACATAGAAAGAGGCGCAAAAGAAACATCGTCTCCAGCGTTGGATTTTGTATCAAGCCTCCTTGACAGAGACGATGTGAAGCGCGCCCCTGGCGAGGAATCAATGCCTCGCAAGATTCTGAAGCCATTCTTCACATCGAGCACCGAAGAGGCGGCTAATAAAGGGACAGCGAATTTCGTCGCAGAACTCAAACAAGATCGAGAGGCAACAGCAAAAGTTATCGCTGATGCTGTGCGCGATGCGGTCAAGGCTGGAGTTAGCGTGAACACCTCGAACAAACCGTCACCTGTGAAGTAGCGCACCTGCCCCCGTCACCGCCGATCGCCCAGTAAGCACGTTGCTATGGTAGGGCCTTCTTTGCGTGCAGATACCTTGAATCGTCAGAGACCAACTTGCGTGCGCTTTTGAGCACTTCCCGTAGTCGCTCCAGTGAGTTGTTCATTTCATTGCAGCTTCCAAGGTGGCGTGGGTCGCAACTTACGCAAGACTGCGCGAAGCTAAGGGTCATGTCTGCCATTATGCTGACCCCTTTGGTCATTTGCGCTCCCAAGTCATCGTTCTCTTTCATGAGGCTTCTGACGGTTGCGTAGTCTCGAACCATTCGGTTGTTGCATTCGCCAAATTGTTTGCCTGTTGCCGCTCCCATCTGCGGTCGGGGTTGGTTCTTGATTGAATTGGCGTAGGATGTAAATGCCGAGACTTTCTGGATGTATGCTTCGGTCAGATCAAGCGACGCTCGATTGTGAGAATGTCGGATTTTGCGCAACTCCAGAGACTCTGGCGCGCTCGCGGCTCGCATTAGCAGACCGGATAGAAAATCGTCGCATCGCGTCTTGCATTCCAGGTTGAAAGCTTCTGCCCGGCACTCAGGGGACCATGACTTGGTAACCGAGAGAAAAGAGGCTTCGGCGGAACCGGGGTTGTCGGTGTCGTGCTCTATCTTGTTGAACCAAAGGTCACTGGCGTTGCATGTGCTGTTCTG